TGGACCGTCAGCACGTTCCCAGCCGTACCAGCAGCCGTCCACGAAGTGGTGATCGTCTGCGTGGTTGTGCCAATATTGATGGTGTTTGCACCCGCAGCCGTACTGCTGATTGTCTTGAAGGTGTTGTTGCCCGAGATCGTCAGCGTACCGTTGCCGCCTTGGTTCAAGGTGATGTTGGTGTAGGCAACATCGCCGCCTGCAAAGGTTTTAGCCGAGGCATTGATTAGACTGATTGTGCCTGTGCCTGTGACGGTGAGGTTGGTGGAAGTTGCTGTAGACCATGCTGTAGATCCTTGCGCCGCTATTGTCCAAGTGCCAGAACCAATTGCCAAAGTTCTTGTCCCTGTTCCGCTGGCAGTAAAAGAACTAAAACCACTTGATAATGAAAAATTGTAACTACTGGCATTAAAAGTGCCTGCCGTTAACGTAAAAAAATTGCCTACGTTAGATGTAAAAGCATCTTGCAATGTTACTGACCCGCTTGGACTATTGATTGTAAATGCCTGCGTAAAGGTGACACCCGCACTCGTAATCGTCTGACTGCCGCGACCTGCAAACGTCACCACCCCCGTACCCGACAGCGTCGTCCCCGTCCCGTTGATCCAGTTGCCGTAAATACCCGGTGTTGTTGTCCCGGTTGCCAGCGTGACCGTATTACTCGTCCTCAGCGACATATCAATCGTGCCGATGCTGTAGGAAAAATCAACCGTAATCGTGCTGCCCGATGATGGATACGTTGCTGCTGGGAAAATCACCGTGTCTTGTGCAAGAGGGAACTGCGTAACGTCTGCCGTGCCGCCAGAGGTTGCCGACCACCCGGTTGATGATGACCAGTTCGCAGATCCTGTAGACCGGACATAGACTGTTTTTCCCGCAGGAAACGTAATTCCGCTGTTGCCCTTCGCATCACCCAAACGAGTTCCGGATACCGGAGCAGCAGCGCCAGCAATCGTGATGTCTCGGAAGTCTACGTCGGTACCGGAGAACGCAGCGGTAGTGATCGTGCGGGTGGTTCCAATCGTGTCAGAGCGGACGAAGTGGCGCATCGTAGCATTTGTGCCAGCGGAGAAGGTCAGCGTACCGGTGACGGTTTGGTTGGCAGATAGAATGATGTTCTTCAGGCCGGCAGAGGTGATGCCGGTGAAGGATAAGTTGTTGAAGCTGTTTGAACCGTTGATCGTGATTGTAGTTGTACCAGTAGCTGTAAAACTAACGTTGTAGAAAGTTTGATTGTTGCCGGAAAAGGTGATTGATTGAGAAGAACAATCAACTTGCGAAGTGCTTGCAATTACTGTTAGATTTGCCCTTGCAGATTCTGTTGTACCTAATTCTATTGGCGCTCCCGTGCTTAGTGTTGTTGTTCCAGTGCCAAAATCAATTGTTCTTGAATGAGACAAAGTAGATGAGATTGCCCCAGCAGTTACATTATATGTTGTAAAGTTAAATGATCCATTAGTTATAGTTATAAAACTATTTCCATTGCTTAGGGCGCTTCCTAAACTCCACGAACAATCTACGCCATTTATAATTATCTGACTTGCCAGTGTCACACCGTTTGTCGTAAACGTCAGCCCGGTCGAGTTGCTGGATAACGTCATGTCCCCAGTATAAGTCCTCGTCAGCCCCGTAGCAGGCAGAGTCACGTTGCCATGAATCCCGACCATTGCGGTCGTTCCGGCGAGCGTCACGTTACCTGATGCTGGGCCAGAAATGGTGAGCGACTTCATCCGAATCCCGCCAGTTACAGCGTTCACCGTAGCGGTGTAGGCAGTTGCATTAGAAGCGGAATCGAAGACTACGTCGTCGTGGCTTCTTGGAACCGATGCGCCACTCAAACCACCAGATCCAGTAGACCAACTATTGGTGTTGTTCCAGTTGCCCGTACCGCCAACCCAGTAGCGGGTAGAGTCTGCGGGTTTAGCAGTACGGTAGACGGGCGCTCCAGCAGTTCCGGTTGAGTTGGCTCCGGCGTAAAACTCACCGGGGCTTGTGGCGGCGAGGGCAAAACTGCCCATTGCAAGGTAGTCAACGCCGCTTACGCAAGACCCTGCGATGATGTGGGCTGAACCTCCTGCCACAGTCAAAGAAACCACATTACCGACAGTGCCAGTAACAGTCCACTTGCCGAAGGTCTGTGTGGTTGAGCCTAGAGCGATGGTGTGCGCTACAGTCTTGGTCGAGGCAAGCTCGGTGAATTGGTTGTTGCCTGTGATGGTCAGGGTTGATGTGCCAGTTGTGCCGCCAATAGTCAACTTGTTGTAGGAAAGACCACCACCTGCAAAGGTACGAGCAGATGTGCTGGTGTCAGATAGGACGATATTAGCAGTGCCTTTGTAAAAATTAAGGTTTGTAGTAGTCGATGCATCCCAAACAGCCCCAGTGCCAGACAAAGTCCATGTCCCAGAACCCATTTTTAAGGTTCTGGCGTTGCTATTAGAAATCGCAACTAGCCCCGCTGTCACGTTATAACTGACAGCATCAAACATACCGCTGGTCAGGGTGAGGGTTCTTGTAGACCCAAGCGACAAAGCGTCTGCAAGATTTACCGTGCCGGTCACACAGTCAATTGTTACCGGACATCCAAACTGAACGCCGTTGCTGGTGATGGTTTCCGTGCCTCTAGTGGCAAAAGTGATCGTGCCGCTTGTGCTGCTCGATGTGACTCCCGTACCAAACAGCCAATCACCGTAAACCGTTGGCGTATTCGTGCTCGTCGTCAGCGTCATAGCACTCGTGCGAAGCGAGGCATCAAACGTGCCGATGTTCCAAGCTGCATTGATCGTGATCGTGCCCGTCACGCTGCCTGCGGCTTCGTCAAACACTGCCGTGTCTTGTGCGAGCGGGAAGTTGTTGATGTCTGGCGTCCCACCCGACCCCGGTGCCCAGCCTGTAGCACTCCAGTTCTGCGTTCCTGCAAGGTTCCAGTAGACCGTCTTGGGAGAAGGGAAGGTGATCCCGGAGTTCCCACCGCAGTCCCCTGCGCGAGTCGGAGATGATCCTGCTGCGGTTCCCGCTATGGTGATGTCCCTGAAGTCGCAGTCCGTTGCGGATAGGGTGTTGACGGTCAGCGTTCTGGTTGTGCCGAGGGTGTTTGAGCGCAAGAAAATGCGGCGTACTGGTGAGGCTCCGGCGACGGTCAGGGTGCCGTTGATGGTTTGATTTCCTCTAATGTCTACTTGACGAATGCCGGTAGAACTTGGAGCAGTAATCGACAAATTATTAAAAATATCACCAACGCCAGCCAAAATCGGGGTTGCGCTTCCCGTAAACGAAACATCATAAAATGTGTTTCCACCACCTACAAAAGTCGGTCCACTTCCTGTTAAAACAATTGAAGACGTTCCACAATTAAAAGTTAAGTTTGTTGACGAAGTAAGACCTACCGCAAGGTCTAATGTTATGCCACTAGTGTTACTAAGCGTCACCGTACTCGAACCAAACGTAATAGTCTTAACATTCGAGTTGTTAGCCAACAGGCTCTGAGCAGTAACGTTGTAGTTCTTGGTGTCAAATGTGCCGTTGGTGACGGTGAGGTTGTTGCTTCCAATGTTCAGCGCATCAGCAAGCTCGACGGAGCCGCCGTAGGAATCAATGGTTGCTGCACCACCAAACGTCTTCCCCGCGCTGGTGATGGTCTGCGTATTCCGGCCAGAGTACGTCAAAGTCCCCGTTCCAGACAGCGTAGTCCCTGAGCCATTAGTCCAGTTGCCATAGATCGTGAATGCGCCAACACTCAGCGTCATTGCACTTGTCCGACCAGACATATCCACCGTCCCGGTGTATGGAACAGCAGAGTTCATCGTTATCGTGCCGGTCACTGACCCGGCGTTAGTGAACGTGGCTGTGTCTTGAGCGAGCGGGAAGAAATTATCGTTTGGCGTACCGGTCGGTGTATCTGACCATCCAGTTGCCGACCAGTTCTGTGCGCCAGCAAGGTTCCAGTACACCGTCTTTGGTGTGCTGAACGTAATCCCTCGGCATCCCCGTAAGTCTCCGATCCGAGTGCCTGAGATCGGCGCAGAGGTGCCAACAACATAGATGTCCCTAAAATCCGCGTCTGTCAGACTGGGAGCAGAGTTAATCGTGAGGGTTTGAGCAATGCCGTAGGTAAGGCCACGGAACCAGACGCGACGGTTTCCTGCGGTGCCTGTGGTGGAGAAAGTTCCGTTGATTGTTTGGCGGGAGTCAAAAGTGATTTGCATGACGCCAGCGGCTGCGGGAGCAGTCACGGTCAAGTTGTTGAACGTATTGACAGACGAAACTACATGAGTTCCAGCGGTTGTAGATGTAAAAGATACGTTGTAAAAAGTTACACCTGTTGCTGACGCAGCCCCGCCAGCGATTGCTGCGCTTGAGCTTGACAAAACAATGCTTGATGTTCCAGCGTTAAACGTCAGGTTTGTGTTTGTTGTCAGTGTAATAGGTGAAGCCGCAGTCAACGTCACCGTAGAACTACCAAGCGTAATCGTCCGTGTGTTGCTGTTGCTAGACGACAGGGCTGAGGCAGTGACGTTGTAGTTGGCAGTGTCGAAAGTTCCTGCTGTAATAGTCAATGCACCGCTTGATATAAGCGCATCACCTAGCGTTACTGTGATGCCACTGCCGTTGACCGTCACAGCACCAATAGTCTTCCCGGCTGTAGTAAGCGTCCCCGTCGCGTTCAGCGTTAACGTGCCGCTGTACGTCACCGTCATCCCCGCCACCAGCGTGACACTGCCAGAAACCGTGATGGCAGGGCTACCCGCAAGCGTTCCCGTAAACCCGGTGCAGTTGATGGATTTAGCCCCGGTGTTACCCGCGCTTATGGTGCAAGTGCCGGTGGAGGCTGCATCAAAGAAAACATCATCTGCGGACGTTGGAACACTTGCCCCGCCAGCCCCGCCAGACGTAGCAGACCACTTAGTACCGGCAGTACCATCCCAAGAGGCGGTTCCCCCGACCCAGTAGCGAGCTGCCACGATTACGCCTTCACATACTTGATGCCATCGATCTCAATAAACTCAGGCTGTTCAGGTTCAGCAGGCGGCGCGGTGACGACAGCAATCCAGTTGTCCCGGCGCTGCTCTTTCATCGCTTGGATCTCATCCTCGGTGAAGGTGTGATCGTCCGGCAGGTGCAGAGCGTCGGCAAACTTGCCGTGGGGCGTTTCAAACTGGAAGTCAATTTTGATCATGTTATGTCTCCTGGGATACCGCAACAGCATCCCAGCGGTCATCTGCTGCATTGTAAATACAGCCTACATAGACTGTTTTGTTAATCACAGTCGTAGTAGGCAACGTCACTCCGATGGCACGAAAAGCCTTGCTAGACCCCGTTGTCCAGGTCAAAGCCCTGGCCGTACCATTATCTTCAATTCGGAAGATTGCTCTTTGTCCGTCCGTTGGCGTTCCAGCGTCCGCGTTGATCGTCAGCGCGTTTGCCAGAGCAGAAAAGCTCTGTTGATCATAGCTGTCGCTGTTCCAGGCGAATGGCGAAGCCGTCGTCGTCTGAGCGTTGCAACGCTGCGTGATCCTCTTGTTGGTCAGCGTTGCAGTGCCGTCAATCGTCGTAAAGCCACCGGAAGCGTTGGCGTTGTTTCCAAGTGCGGTGACAACACCTGTCCCCGTCGTTGTCGTTGCTGGAGCTGCTCCAGCACCGCCGCCGATCACTAGAGCGTTTGCCGCCAGTGCTGCTGAACTTGCAATCGTTGTTGAGGCCGAGTAGTAGGGAATGCCGCCAGAAGTGCCGGAGGTAATCCCAGTGCCGCCGTTAGCGACAGCAACCGTACCTGTCCTGACCGCAGTGCCATTGACAAGCAGATTTGTGCCGTCTGATGACAACGCAACCGCTGCGCCGCTTCCTGTGTTGTCAATATTTACAGCACCCATGTCAATCCCTATGAGTACACAAATTCAGAAGTGAAAACAGATGCAGAAACCCTAAACGTCTTGCTTCCAGAATTGTTAATTTGAAGCGTAAAATTAGACCCAGAATCAAAAACAGGTACAACGCTGACATTTCCAGAATCATTTGCAAATGTCACAGTTGAGTAATTCACAATTGCAGGTGAGTATCCTGTTTGAGTTGATAACACCCCTTCAATTTTGAAAGAGATAACTGTTGTTCCTGTCAATGCTTCTCGACCAGAAACAAGTGCAGAAAATGTAAGCACTTGATTATCTGGCATGACAATGCATTGTGACCCAGTAAGAAAAAGCCAACTATAATCAGCAAAAAGTTTTGTATTTGCAGACGCCGGAATATTGCTTTGCAATATATAAATTGATGTTTGTGATTGATTACCACCATCAGCATTGTTTGCAAATGCTCTTTGGCCGTATGATCTTGCGTAAGCACCTGATCCTTGAGCAAGTGAATTCGTCGTTGACGCAGTGTTACTGTACCCGCCAAGAACGATTGAATTACTGCCCGATGCAGCGTTTAGCCATCCACCTGCAACAGTCGCAAACGCTGAGCTTGCAGAATTTGATCGTCCTCCTGATACCGTTGCATAAGTAGCTGATGACCCATTATTTCTTCCACCGGACACTGTTGCCCATTGTGCTGAAGCTGCACAGTTCTGACCAGAAATTGCCACCGAATATGTTGCGCTAGCAGTTGCGTTCAAGCCAAAAGCCAGTGATGCGCCACCCGTAGATGAGGCATTTTGTCCTATGGCAATTGAACTTGTTCCACCTACAGTTGGGCCTGAATAACTTGGGTTGTATGTTTCTGCGTATAAAAAATTAAATTTTTCTGCTGGATAAGTGCAGAAAATGTCTTTTGACCCAGACCCCCAGTTAACAGCAGATCCTGCGTTGCTGGATTCTAGGATCGTGTCTCGACTAAGCGTTGTGCCGGATGCCGTATAGGTTCCGATACCAACTTCCCAATTGGTCCCATCCGTGACGCTGTAATAGGTTGTGTTGCCGTCGCCAATGACGCTGAACGATTGATAGCCGGTTGAAGCGCCTGCCAGCGTGTACGCGCCGGTGCCTGTGGTGGCGGTTGTTTCTTTGACCCGATCTTTTAAAACGAGTGCCATGTGCGTTACGCCAAAAATTTCAGCTTGTACAGAGTCGAATAGTACTGCGCTAAAATCTCATCGATAATGTTTTGCAGCGGCGTGCAAGCTTCGTCAACAATCTTAAATCGGTTGTTTTCAATGTCTTTGGCTTGATCTTCAAGAAACTCAACGACATTGTTAGTTTTTTTGGCTGACTGCAATGCAATCGGGCCGATCAAACCATACTTGCCTTGATAAGCTTCCGCAAATTTGTCGGCCAAATCAACGATTGCGTCATAAAATTCATTGAGCGCGACGTGTTTGGCGTACGACCTGGTGTTCAAATGTACGCTGTGCGTGACATCGCGGGCCAGAAATAGCTGGCCGATAAAAGCGTCGCAGGTCATTGCGGCATTCCTTGCTCAGAAACGAGCTGTTGTTCAACGGCGGCTAAGTTGCCTAAGTTCATCACGTCACGCAACGTCTGAACGACCATCTCTTGCACTTGTTCAGGCGTCATGGCCTGCGCCAGTGCCTGCACTCTGCGAGTTTCCGCTTCGTATGCTTTGATGTCGTTAGCCTGACGTTTGATTGCCAGATCTTGAGCTTCCATCGACTGATTGACGTTCTGCAAAAGCCCCATCATCTGCTGCAACTGAGCGTTCAACGCTTCAATCTGCTGGTTAGCAGCTTGGATCGTTGGGTCGTCTTCGTCTTGCAGCAACTTAGGATCAATCATCTTTTTCAGCCGCGCAGCAAGCTCTTGGGCGCCGGGCCAGTCCATGTTTTTGACAAACAAGTCGCCTGCTGCCATCCAAAGTTGCGGGTTGCCTTGCAGAATCTGCCCCATTGCGTCCATCGACTCTTGCCGCTTGGTCATGTAGCTCGGGCCAGTCGTGACTCGAACATCGTACTTGCCAACGCTGGGGTTGTAGATTTTCTGGATGACAATACCCTGCTCATTGACCACTTTGGTGACCGCCTGTTGCTGACTAGGGTCAATAATTGCTTGGTCAACCTCACCATCGACACCAATGATTCGAGCAATTCGACGGGTATCGTAGATCTTAGGCACAAGATCAATAATCTGGCGCGTGATGTAGCGCACTGCGCGAGCCAGATTATCGACGTAGTGAAAGGTGCCTGTGTTGCTTTGCTGCTGCCGAGCCAAAATTGCACGCCCGGAACGCTCGTTGGATGACGCGCCTAGGCTGGGGTCGTACTGACCCGTGGTTGCTTTAAGGTCGTCAGAAGCGCCCATTTTGGCCTGTATGAGGCCCGTTTGCGCCATCGGAGGGGTGGACCGCTGCGGCAGCGGCAAAGGCCCGCCTTGGCCGTCTACAGCGTCCGGATTGACCTCCAAATACGGCCAGTTGTTGACGTTAGCCGTTTTCCATTGATGCTCGTAGCCTTCAAACTGCCCGCCATAGCCGATAAACGGGGCTTTTGGCGCCAACGCCAGCATCTCCGCTTCTTGGCTTACCCAATAGTTGTAGAGCCGCTGAGCGTCTTTGGCGTTGCGTACAAGACCCGAAATCTGCACCTCGCCGTCAACTTCATACTCGTTTCCGACGACTCGAACAACAGGAATGTACTGACCCGGCCAATCGCGCTCTTCCAGCACTTCAAAACCATTGGTTTTGATCCACTTGACGCGTTTACGATCGACCCGACGGCTGCGAAGGGGGTTTAGCCCCATCTGTTTCATCAACTTGTCTTGCGGGTCGTCGCTGTAAAAAGTTTGCCCATTAGGATAGAGGTTCAGCGTCGCTTCTTCATGTGAATAGTAAAAATATTCCGCAATCCGAATAGTCAGCTCGGCTACCCATTGGGTCAAATCCGCATCGCCCACGCCTTGCGCCATGATTGAAGTTACTGGCGAAGCTTTTGGATACGTGCGATGAAACTCTTCTTTAGTGATCTCTTCGGTGATAAAACACCATTGAGCATCAGCCCCGCACGGGTCTTGCATCATCGGGTCCATGTAGACCGAAAACGCATTCCGCACGCGGCCAATCTTGATGTCTTGGTCAAAGCTTGTATCGTCGCAATACTCAGTCAAAACCCGAATGTAGCCTTCACCATGCACCACCTGGTTCTCGCACGCGGTGTCGTAGGCTACGTCAGCGTCTGAGATGTATTCAATGTGCCGAACGATGCCGTCCAGCACCTCGGCCATTTCAACATCTGCGTTGTCGTCGACCGGAATGACTTTACCTGCTGGTCGATTTTGCCGTTGGTCGTTGGTGACCTGCCGAACGTGCTGCGGCAGCTTGTTGATGGTCAAGCAAGGCCGAGCGTTGATTGTCTGGCCTTGGGCGCTACCACGAGTTTTAAGGACGTCTGCGGGCCATTGCCAATTGTTGTCAGGCGAGCCTGCCATAAACCGCAGGTCATCTAACTGATCCTGTCGACTGTCTGCGTACGCCGACAAAGCGATACGCAGCCGCGTCCGCATGGTCCCAAGAACGTCTTCTTGGCTCATTTTTTGCCTTTGCTGGGTTTAGCAGCGGCGCGTTTAGTCGCATAGGCAATAGCAACCGCCTGTTTTTGCGGCTTTCCCGCTGCCATTTCAGTTTTAATGTTTTTACGGAATGCGTTAGGCGATGTCGATTTTACAAGCGGCATGGCTACCTCTTTTTAGCAGTTTTGGCCGACTCTTTGAAGTCTTTGGCCGTTGGCGCGCCTTTGGCGCCAGGTTTTCGCATCTTCTCACCGCTGCCAGCAGCAATGCGAGCGCGTTTGGCGTTGATGTTGGCATACAGACCGGGTTTTGTTGCCATGTCAGCACTTCCATCGTTTGAGCGCCGCTTTGGCGCGTTCGCCATCTTTGGCCTTAGCCGCTACCCCGCCCATGCGGGCGCAGAAGGACGCTTTGCGACCCTTGTCCGCTTCCGTCTTGGGGCTGGGCGCGGGTGCTTTGAGGTTGCTGCCTGTTTCTCGGTTGTACTTAGCCCGACCTTTAGCGGTTAGGCCAGCGCCTTGGCTGACGGGCAGCTTCTCGCCCCGCCCGACGCTGAGACTGACTGACTTTTTGCTTGCCATGTCAGGCGCCCATCCAGCCCGCAGACTGGTTGATCCGATCAGCGTACACCGTCTGACGCTCTGGCTTGAAGCTAGACTGACGCGAGGCGACCGGGAACGCGAAAGTACACGCCAGCGCGTCGGCGGCGTCCGGTGAGGCAAGTCCTCGTGCTTTCATATCCTTCTTGCTCTCCAAGAAGATGGTTCCTGCCGAGTCGGGTTTAGTCTTTGGCCCCGTCAAGTCAGACTTCAATTGCCGGTCTGGTGGCACGCTGGCGCTGCGAAGCCAGTCCCGCATGGCGCCCCACAGCTCTGCGCGTTTATTGCCCCACATGACCGGGTTTTTTGACTTCCAGCCAAAGTTTACCCCTCGCACCTTATACCGCTGTTCTGTCAGCCGGTCAAGTATGCCGTAGCCCAACCCGCCTTCATCAATCACTGTGAGCGTAGGCTTGTACTCTTCGATGGCGTCAATAATATGTCCGACCGTCGTCATGGTGTCGTCGCCCCGGTACCGTTTGATATGCACCAAGTCACGCCCCTGCCGCACCGCAATCACCGTACTGTCAGCGCCCGATCTTGCCGGGTCGATACCGATCACGATGGGCGCGTCCGCATCCTTGTACCGAGGGCGCCGCCCCGCCTCGTCGACCAAATGAGGCGGTATGAACTGATCGTCGCCTGCTGACGGAAACTGACCGTAGACCTCGATTCTTGCCTGCGGGCTATCCTCGCCATACTCCAGAATGATCTGCTCGTACACGCTTTTGTCGGTGTCCTCAACATCGCGCGCGTCAATTGAATCCGTCAGCCAAAACTCCCGCTTGGCGTTAAAACACTCAAAGAAGTAGCCTTGGTTGCGCCGAGGGTTGCTAAACGCACACCAAAACCGATGCGGAGTGTTTTCTGTAAAGAACCCCTGCGCGACGTCCCAGATCGAGTCTGGAATACCTGATGCCTCGTCAAAAATCAGACAGACCCCATCGACGTTGTGCAGACCCGCGTAAGCGTCCGGGTTCTCTTCCGACCACAGGCGCCCCTCAACCGACCAAAACCGCGTGCCCTTCTTTAGATCCCGCTCCACGACTTCTGCCATCCACTTGGCAGGTGTCACGCGCGTCGCGCTGATCTCGAACCAATGGTTGTTGATCAGTAGCGCCAGCCACTTGGTGATCTCGGCCCAGGTGATACTGCGGAGCTGCGCCTCGCTGTTTGCCGACACGATGGTTGTGCTGCCGATGCGGGTCGTCAGCATCCACAGCACGATCCAACTGACGAGCGCCGACTTGCCGATCCCGCGTCCTGACGCCACCGCGCTTCTAAACACCTTGTAGGCGGCAGCGTTGTTGTTGTTTCTGATGTGCTCTGCGATCTGCCGCAGGAGGCGCCGCTGCCACCGACGCGGCCCGGCGTGGTGGGCAAGCGGGGTGTTGGGCTGACCCCACGGGAACGCGAAAAGAACAAACGCTTCAGGATCGTTCTTGAGCTTTGCGGACCACAGGCGCGACATGAGGAGTTCTTCCTCCGTCGCTGAGTAGCGGGGTTGCTGCATCCGTTGCCTCTATGTCAAAGATTCGCCGGTCGGCTTTTTCCAGCGCCGCGATCACGCTGATCTGCTGCGTGACATCGATCTGCACTTGCTGTTTGGCGACCCAATCGTGTTTATGCCGCAGCATTTCAAGCGCCGCCTTGGCGTCGCCGTTTAGCGCCGCCTCATACAAAGTGTTGCTCATCTCTAATTCAGCGTCGGCGCGGCCTTTCTGTTCAGCCAGCGCTGCCATCGGGTCCATTTCGCACAGCCGTCTGAACTCGGTGGGCAGCATGCCTGCCGCTAGCGCCAGGTTCTCGCCTCGCAGACCGCGCTTGGCCGCTTCGTAAATGGACTGGAGGCGCCCCTCCGTCGCTTTCAGTTGGCGGGTGGTGATTGGCAGATTTTGAAACATGACTGCGTTGTATCAGATTGTGGCGGGTTTTGCAAAAAATAAATAAAAAAATGTTTGTGGCCCCTTCGATTTTGACCTGTCGCCGCGTCGGCCCTGGCCGGGGGGCCGCGAGCGGCCTGGCGCGCATCGGCCAGCCGTCAGCCGACCGATGGGTCATATGGGTCATGCCCCACGAAGTCATCGCCCACGGCGCGCGGGCGCACGGCCGACCGGCCGATGGGTCACATGGGTCACGCTGCACAGATTGATGGTCTGACGCAAGCCGGGACATGGTGCGCGCCCCACGGGGCGCGGCGATGGGTCATATGGGTCGTTTGGGCAGTGGGTAAAAAATCGCTGGCCGCGCAGCGCAGCGCAACCGTACGCATACTACTGTACATATATACAGTAGTTTTGCTGTCTTCCAATCCCCTATCGGACATATAGCCCATCTGACCCATTCAGAGGGAAAACAGGGCTGGCGCCCTGACCCCGAGCGCTGCCCCACCCGCTGCCCCGACCCTGTTTACACTTTGTTACAATTTAGTCGTTGTCGCACAATCTGAAACCATGCTACCGTTCGTGCTGTAGCAAATTATCAATCAAACGGAGATCGCCCAAATGACCCAAACCCTAATTTTTCTGTTCGACATTCTGTATTTCGTTTTCATTCTGACCTGCGTGATCGGACCGATCGCGATGTTCATCAACGCGATCCTGCGTGGCTAACCCTCACGGCGCGCCTACGGGCGCGCCATCAAACCCCAAACCCTTAAGGTCTAATAGCATGAAATCATTTATCTTCTATCGCGGCCCGTCGCAGCTAGACGGCGCGCCGATTGTCGGTATCGCGGTCCTGCGCTCGAAAAACGGTAAGACCGGCGATAT